ACAGTCGAAGAAACAAAATGAAGAAGCCTGGAAACAAATCAAAAATGCCAAAGGAACGCAACTTTGCGGCCGCAGCGGTTCGTGATCCTAACGGACCGTTTCGTCCTAAATCGATTCCTAGAAAAAACGAGAAACCGCTTGACCGTAAACGCAAGCACAAAGGAAAGCCTCTAAACAATGCCTAGACCTTTTTCTTTTCTTGATGATGAAACAGTAGATGAGTTTCGTGCTCGGCAAGCAAAACTTGCCAAGGATAAAAACACATTTGAAAAACTAGTAAAAAACACTATACAAATTGCCGACCGGGTTGATCAAACTGCTCAACAGCGAGGATTTACAACGGCTTGGCTTTGCATAATGTTTGAACGGCTTGATGCTGAAGACCGACAATATGTTATTGACGCATATATCCAACGTGAAAAAGAACTTATGATGAAGAGAATCTCATATGACGTGTGAAGAAAAGCGTAAAGCAACGTTTAAAGAATTCGAACGCTTTTGTGATTGGTATAGTGTCGAGAGCGCGCGCCCGTCAGGTGAAGTGATTATAATTAGTCTAACTCGCGACATCCAGCGCGCAGATGAGCCAGAACTTGATCGGTTGTTAGCTGAATTAAAGCTTAGAAATCAACGTGCTATGCTAAAGAAACTCAAACTAAACGCTTGATTTCTTTGTGTTTTTGTGTTATAAGTAATGAATGACACGAAAAATTATTGGTGTATGCGGCTTTATAGCAAGCGGCAAAGGCACAGTAGGCAATATTTTAACAGAGCACTACGGATTCACAAAAATTAGCTATGCTGATAAGTTGAAAGAAATTCTTTCAACTTTGTTCTCATGGGACCGTGACATGCTAGAAGGTAATACACCCGAAAGCAGAGAGTGGCGCGAAACACCAGATCCTTATTGGTCTAAAGAACTTGGGCAAGATATAACTCCTCGTCTTGCTATGCAGCGGGTTGGAACAGATTGCCTTCGTAACGGATTTGCAGATGATATCTGGGTCCTTGCAATGAAGCAGACTTTGCTTAACAATCCAACCACTAACTATGTAGTGCCAGACGTTCGCTTTTTTAACGAACGCGATTTGCTGCGCAACATGGGTGGTGAAGTATGGCAAGTGCAGCGTGGACCGATGCCAAATTGGACAGACAAAGCCATATCAGACAATTGTTATGGAACAACATGGATGACAGATCACCCAGACATACACGAAAGTGAATGGCGTTGGATAGACAAATCTGAGAACTTTGATTTGATCATAAAAAACGATGGTTCATACGAAGATTTGTTTCAACGAGTCAAGTCAAAAATGGACAGAATGGAAAAATAACCGGTTACAGAATTTGTGATATCAAACTCGTTAACTAAGTGGTTTATTCCATAACCCCCGTCGATAAGTAGAGACCTGCTAAATACTGTTAGAAGAAATTCAAAACTCTAACAGGAGATAACACATGGCTACTTTAGTATCACCAGGCGTAAATGTCACAGTAACAGACGAGAGCGCATATGCCAGCCCGGGCGCAGGCACGATTCCGCTGGTTGTTGTAGCTACTGCACAAGACAAGGTAGATCCAACAGGCACAGAAACTGATGGAATCGCAAAATACACAAAAGCTGCTAACAGCGGTCTTGTTGTGCCAGTAACTTCACAGCGTGAATTAACACAATTCTTCGGAGAACCAATTTTTGCAAGCACAGAAGGTGCAGAAACAAGCGAGTATGGTCTCCTAGCAGCATACAGCTACCTTGGACAAGGTTCACAAGCATATATTGTTCGTGCAAACGTTGACCTTGGTGAGATTGTTGCACAAGACTCAGCACCAACAGGTCCAGTAACAGCTAACACAATTTGGCTAGACACTGATGCAAGCTCATACGGATTGCACCAGTGGAACGGAAGTGCATGGGTATCACAATCAGTGACAGTTGAAACTGCACTTACTGCAACAGCAGGCGAAGTATCAAATCCATCGACCTTTACCCCAACATCTGATGTTGTTGATGGCAGTTTCTTGGTTGCTGTTCTTTATGACGGCGGAAGTCCAACTGGTATTTCGTTTGGTTACTTTATTGGCGAAGGCGGAGCATGGGTTGATATTGCAAGCGCATCAGGCACTGCAACTTTCTCAGAGCACTTTGCACAGCCAGCAGCACCAACAACCGGAGACGTATGGGTTAAAACCACATCACCAGGCAACGGTTTGAATTTGGTTCTTTATCGTGCAGATGCAGACGGTGTATTTGACTTAATTGAAGTAGAAGGTGTTGAAACTGATTCATTTGAGCCAGTTACAATTACAGGCATTTCACAAGCTAACCCAGCTGTTGTTACAGTTGCTGACACTAGCGGCTTAACAACAGGTGACGTTGTTTATATTGACAATGTAGCAGGTATGACAACTCTAAACAAAGCAACATACCCAATCATAGTCATTGACGCTACAACGTTTAGCTTAGACGGGGTTGACTCAACTGCCTTTACAGCATACACAAGCGGTGGCACAGCTACAGCAAGAATTTATGCACAAGATGGCTCAAGTCTTACAGCTATTAACGATTCACTAACAAACACAAGTGCTGTTATTGACCTTCTACTTCCAGCAAACGCTGGATTTGAACTAACAACAGTTGTATCAGGTGATCCGGCTGCAATTACCGTAGCATTTGAAGCACAAGATACTGAGCCAACAGGCACAACTACAGCAGGTCAGCTATGGTTCGACAGCACTGAAACACAGCTAGACATTCTACGCAAGGTCGGCAGCGAATGGGAACGTGTTGATGCAGATGATATCCAGTATTCAACAGTTGAGCCAACACTTGACAAAGATGGTAACGCACTTACAACTAGCGATATTTGGGTCGAAACCGACGGTGCCGAAGGCGAATATCCAAAGCTATATCGTTGGAATGGTTCTAGCTGGTTGCTACATGACAACACAGATCAAAGCACAGATCGTGGTGTTTTGTTTGACGACTTCTCTGATATTGATCGCACCACAGTTTCAAGCGGAGCATTTACAACATCGCAAATTTTCCAAGATGCCCCAGATCCGTTGCTCTACCCAACAGACATGCTAGCAGTTAACATGTCATTTAGCCAAAACACACTTCGTGTATGGACTGAAGGCGTTCTTTACGCAGACGGTAGCACAACCACTGATGCATGGATCAATGCAGTAACCAATCAGGCAAACGGTGCAGGCACATTTGGTCGCCTAGCACAGCGTCGTTACGTTGCAACACAAATGCAAGCCGCAGTTGCTGGCAATGAAGAACTACGTGACCCAGCACGTAACTTTACACTGCTCACTGCACCAAACTTCCCAGAACTAACAGACGAACTTGTTACACTCAACAGTGACCGTGGCGAAACTGGCTTTATCATAATTGATACTCCAATGCGCCTAACTGCAACAGAAGCAACAAATTGGGTTCTAGGGGTTGGCGCAAGCGAAAACGGAGACGAAGGTCTTGTAACAAAGAACACCTACTCAGCAGTTTACTACCCACCAGGTCGTTCAACAACACCTGCAGGTAACACTGTAACCGTTCCGGCAAGCCATATGGTGCTTTACACCTACGCTTACAACGACAACATTGCTTATCCATGGTTCGCTCCAGCAGGTTTGACCCGTGGTGTTGTTCAAAATGGTTCCGCAGTTGGTTACATTACCGACGAAGAAGAATTCCGTGCTATTTCACTTAGCCAAGGGCAACGCGACGCCATGTATCTCAACAAGCTAAACCCAATTGCAAACTTCCCACTTGAAGGTGTAGTTGTGTTTGGTCAAAAGAGCTTGCACCCAACAGCAAGTGCACTAGACCGTGTCAACGTTGCACGTCTTGTTGCTTACTTGCGTGAGCGTTTTGACGAGATTGCACGTCCGTTGCTCTTCGAACAGAACGATAAGATTACACGAGACAGAGCAATTCAGTTGTTTGAAAACTTCCTAGCAGACTTGCTAACGAAGCGAGCACTAACTGACTTTGCAGTTGTATGTGATGAATCCAACAACACGCCGCTTCGAATCGACCGCAACGAACTATATGTTGACGTTGCTATCGCTCCGACAAAGGCAGTAGAATTCATCTACATTCCAATTAGAATTGTCAACACTGGAGCTCTATAAACGAGAACCAGCACACTTCAAGAGAACAGGGCCGAAAGGCCCTGTTCTTCTGACTAGTCGGAAAGCGTTTGCATCAGGAACGAGGGAGCCCTACTACCAAGCGTTTTAACCTCGACGTCCAATGTTACGTTGCAATCCAAATATGCGTTTTGCTTTTCTATATGAGGTAGTTTTCAAAGCTACTAAGCACCCAATCCTCTATTATGGGTCCATCAGTTTCTAGTCAAACTGCTGAAAGTCTCACAAACGATCAAAATCAGCAGGAACCAGCACAGGCGGCCGGTTGTTGGTTGCAAGCATCACTGCAAAGAACAGCGACGGCATAATGCCCGCAAGCACACCATATGCCAGCAAGTTAGTGAAAAACATTGTAGATTCAAACAGATTCATTGGTCTCTCCTTTGTATACTACTAATATAAGCGATGTGTCTTGAAAGGTCAAGAGAAAAATGCGTCTACATGATAAATACTTCTAGTAGACGCATTCGAGGAGATAGACAGATGCAATTGCTAGACAGACTAAGTGTTCCAATCGACGGTGACAACGTTGGCACACTTATACCAAAACTACAATACCGTTTCCGTGTGAACTTCATTAACCTGGCGGCAACCGACACAAAAATTGCAACAAACAACGTTATAAGTGTTACTCGTCCGAACCTCACACACGATGAAATTTTGATTGATACATATAATTCACGTATCTATGCAGCAGGTAAGCACACATGGGAGCCTGTAACCATTGAACTACGTGACGATCTAACAAGTGGAACAAGCTTGCTGTTTGACCAGCAAGTTGCAAAGCAAATTGACATGGCCAACCAAAGCTCAACTCAAGCAGGCGCAAGCTATAAGTTCAAAATGTCAATTGAAAACTTGAATGGTGGTAACCCTAACCCGGAAATCTTAGACACATGGGTCCTATACGGTTGCTATATTTCAAACCTAACATACAACGAGACAAACTACGCAAACGGTGGTGAATACCAGACTATTTCCGTTCAGGTGCGTTATGACACAGCAGAGCATCTTATCAACGGCAACGACGGTCTTAGCAACCCGCAGTTCACAGTTGATCCTAACAGTGTTGATGCTGCTACTGGTAGCTAATAACGTTGGTAGTCTACTCCTCGTTCGCTAGAAGGACCAAGTATGGCAATTCGTAACTTTGCTGAAGAGGCATTTAGCAGCCAAGCAAGCGGAAGCTTGATGCCTCGTCACAAATTCAACTTTATACTATTGATGGATGC